CTAAGCGATTCTGCAAGAAATAGTCGTTGTTAAAGCGAGTCTTGTCTAGACAGTCTTCAAATGTTTTTAAACCAGTCTTTGGACTGTGAATATGATCACAGGCCCAAGTCGGAACGTCTAGCATCATGGACCAATCAGCAGTCAACTCTAACCATTCAAGGATCTTTTTACGAGTCTTGTTGGCTTCAGCCCCTTCAAAGTTCAACCAATCAAACTTAAGAACACCTTTACCAATCTGATATCCACCGGAATCACCTAAGATCATTGTGTTAGGACGATCGCGATCCTGTATCATTGATTCTTGAGTCATTGATTTTTCAAGATCCAGTTGTGCGTGACCTGCGGAATACAGAGCATACTTGTAAGTAAAGTATCCTTGATCAGCATTTAGAAAGTTCATACCTTCAATGCCACGATCAAATCCTTGAGGAATACGATCAGCAGGAATAAATTCTTCTAATCGCTGTTTGGCAATGTATGTGGAATAAAAACTGCTGATAGCAGGCAAATAGACTGCGTAGTCTTTCTGTAAGGGTGTTAAATTAACTGGTTGTTTCATTTAGGCAGCCTGTGCTGGAACAATATATTTGTAAGTTGCTAGACCGCTGTCTAGGGTGATCTGAATAGCACCTTCATTTGACAAACTCATCTTTGTGTTGTTGACATCTGCAATCTTAAGAATGCTCAAGATTGGAAGTACCGGCCAAGTCCAGCCACGATCCAGTTTGCCTGCTACGTTCTGTGCAAAAATAAACTCGCCACCGTGTGTGCTAGCATCACCAAAGATAAACTTGAGATTGCCGCCTTCTGTCTTGGCCAAGAATGTTGGATGTTCATTGTTGGCACCTGCTTGGAAGTTGAAACGCTGTACCGCGGCCACGCTGGGCTCCAGTTCTACATCCCACTTAACACCGCGGAACTTCACAGTCTTCATCTTTTCGTTGATGATTTCTGCGTTCATAAAACGATAATCGTTTTTAAAATCGCTGTCTTTGTTTTCAAAGTGAATGCCTACAGGAATAACATCACCATTGCGTTCTGCAGTAGTGATTGAAATTTTTGCATCGTCTTTGTACTCAGAACCATCTAGAAGATATTTCAGTTTGTTCAACTGCGGCATACCAAACACACCCAACATGTCTGGATAAGGATTAACAGTTTCTGCTTCCATGATCACTGAACGGTCATCAGCCATTGAGTTGATTGTGGTTTTTTCTTCTGTGCCTGTGACCTTGACTGTGGTCAAGAAGCCTAGGTTCTGTGTGTGGCTTACGATGTCTTGTAGTATGTCTTTCATTTAGAGATTCTCCATGTATATTGATATTATATTTAGATCTTGAGAAAAAATCAACCTAGAAATCACTCAAAATCAAAAAGTTTACTGAATGTATTATCCGACCTTGTTGAACTGATGTCCCATTCCAAAACACCAATAAGGTTTTCTAGCTTTTCGTCAATGACAGTGGTTTCCATCTCAGCATCGTCAAAAGGCAGATCTTTGAACCATTGCGGCAGTCTCAGTTCATCCACAGGATAGGCCACTGAGGTATAGCTCATGGGATTGTCTTTGACCTTGCAAACGATGACCTTGGCACCATCTACTATGTTCATTGAATATTTGTCATCCATCATGCGCTTGAGAGTGTTCCAGTTTAGGCTGGCTCGAACATGTCCGGGCATATTGGTCTTGCCAGCTTTCTTTTCTTTTTCACGATAGTCGGTGATGTTGTTGGCACGTTTAGGTGAGCCTTTTTCCCATCCTGGCCGTGTCTTAAACTCTGTGCGAAAGTCAGTGATGTATTCCAATACTGATTCTTTGGTCTCACCGTTTAGTACTCGGGTCAGTACAGCACTCAAGAAATCTTGGATAACAACCGGGGTATCTGACCGTTTGAGGTCCAATCCCATGGCTTTAATTTTACCTGGACCGTCGATGTCAGCCCTTTTGCCTTCTTTGTCGTAGTAGAGAACTGCGTATCGTTTTTTGGTGATGAACAGTCCTTTGCTTGCAACAATCTCGCGACCTGCCTTGATGACGTCTCCTCGTGTTTTTGGACAGTGAAAGGCGTCCTGCATGAATTTGACAAATGTTCCATTGACTGTTTCTCCTATAGTATCGTAAAGTTCAATCACTGATTCCCTGCTCCAAGGAATCTGGCCTTTCTCAATGTCTTTCTTCAGCGTGGAATACGCAGAGAAATAACAAGAGTCTGTGTCACCGTATATGATAGCACGACCAACATGATCTGCTTCTCCGGTAATGATTTCATTGACTTTTGATGCCATATGGCGAGCAATAGCTCTACCTGTGAGTGTGGTTGATTGACCGATGCGATTATCAAAGAATCTACATCCTGGATTTAAGATAGCACCATACAAACTGTTTAGGTTAATCTTTTTAACAAGTTGTCGCTTGTCCCAGTATTCTTCTTCTATCTTGTTGCCAGCGGCAATACATTCTTTAAGTTTGGCCTGCATGTCTTTACGTTCTGCATACCAACGTTTCAGCAGTCCGGGGATGATGCCTTCTTTTTCATAGGTAAAGATAGTGCCGTTAGCACTCAGCATCCAAGGTTGATTTGATTCAAAAATCAAATCGTAGATCTGTGCTGCACTGAGAGTGTCGGATCCACCATCTTCCCAGTCAATGGTGATTTCACGCCCTACCTTTCTTTCAAGTACATCAGTGTATTCTAAACTACCAAATATACCTTCCCAAGCTGAGGCAAAGGATTTATTTTTAGCCATTTGTCCATCGATATATTCCTTTGTACCATCTTGGCGCAGTTGCCCCACAATGGTTTCCGGTCCCATGTTCAATGCACGAATTGCCGAAGGATACAGTGAATTAATGTCTAGTGAGCCGATCCATTCGTGTATGCCTTTCTTGGGATAGGCCACATACGCACCTGCAGCCTGTGTGTCTATGCCATCACGATTTACACGATTAGGAACAATCATGCCACGCTTATGCGCTTCGTTTATAATGGCCTGTTCAGTGACTGCCACAGCACCCATAGTAGTAGCCAACAGCACTGTGCATTCGTGTGCCAGCGTATTAGCCAGAGCCAAGAATTTTAATTTCTTGTCTAATTTGTCCAGTAGAGCAGTATCTTGCCTGTTGTATTCTACGAATCTACGGAAGTCATTGTTGTACAATTGGTCTAAGGTACCTTCATAGACAGTTTTGTTTTCACCAATCTCCATTTCACCAATGGCATCTAGTCGATAGGTATGTCGTTCTTCATAGGTATATTTGCGGTACAGTTCAAGACTGTCGAGGTGTACACGACCGATGAAGTCATAGGTTACAGCAGTTTTGCCATACTTTTCGTATTCTCGCTTTTTAGGAAACTGATTCCATAGACAGAAACGGCGTGTATCCTCTTTGCTTAAGACTTTGGTCACACGATTCACTGTGTAGGGTATATCAAAGCCTTCTGAGTTCCAACCGCTGAGAACATCAACATCTTGTATGATATCTAAAAATGTGTCTAGCATTTCTGATTCAGTTTCAAATAACATGGTGTTGGGCATGTCTTCAACCTGACGCTTGGCTTCGGCCATGCTGAGTGTTTTAGGAGGTATAGCCAAACATATCATGGTCTCCATCCATTGTAGATACACAGCGATAGCAGTGATAGGCATGAATGCATCTTCTGGACTTGCATAGCCTCGTTCTGGATCAAAGTCTACTTCGATATCGAAGAATGCTACGTTAAGTTTAGGAGCGTCAGTGTTGAGATAATGATCTTCGAGGCAACGATATATGGGATTGATATCGCTTTCGTAGAGTTTTTTATTGCTGTGTATGGCTAGTTCTTTGCGATGTTCTTTGACATTTTTTGAACTAACACGGCTCAGTGGTTCGCCTTTGATAGATGTAAATTTACCTCGGGGATCTATATAATAAAAAACATGCCTAGCTGGATATTCTTTAAAATGTCTCTGACCCTTGTCATCACGTTCAACCACACGGATGATGTCATTGTCTCGATCATAGAAAGCGTCTACGTAACTCATTTATTCTCCTATGCAATTTACGGCTTGCAAATACCAATGTGCGGTTTGTGGCCACGCCGACCATCTACTGTTTATTTAAATAATTATCATTCGGACAAGTCCGACGGCGTCGATTGTGGTAAGCAAGATATAATTAGCCAGCATGCCAAAGGAACGACGACTATAAGCACACCAAGCGTATATAGCACAACCTGCAATCCAAGCTGGGTACAAGGCAAGAAGAGGAGGAGTAGGCACGGTGAAGGCCATAGTGATAGAACAGCCAATAGATATAGCCCAAGCAAGGACCTCAAGACAAAAACGAAATCGATCGCTTTTGTAATCTTCTCTGATCCAGTTGAATGTTCCACTTAGAATTTCATTCATTCAGGCAAACGCTTAGTGACACCTAGAATCATTTCAATTTCGTTCCATTCATCTTCGTGAGATTTCCAATTGTCTTTGTGTGCTATTCGTATAGCTTTGTTGATAATGGAGGGTTTGATCTGCAGTTCTTCTGCAACAGCTTTCACCGTTTCTTTGAGACCTTCTTGCAGGTCTTCAAGCTCACGTAGTACATTTGAGCCTTCGGTGATTAATCTTTCCAGTTTGGCTTTTTCTTCGGGACCGTACATCTTTGTCATGTATATTGACTCCAGGTTATGTTTTAATTATACAGGAATAAAAAAAGCCAGTCAATGAATGACTGGCTCAGGTTTACCAAATGGTCGAATTATTTTTGAGCTTCGCTGAGTACATCGTACATTTCAAATACGCCGCCGTTGCGCTCATAGATCAATCCAGCATATAATTCTGCTTTCATGCCTTCACCCAGTTTACTGGCAGCTACACGAGTAGCCCAGTTAAACAGTGATTTGTCCAGGGGATCAATCTGTTGTTGTCCACCACTCTCTTGAACTAACTGAACCATTTCTTTAAACGACATTTTTGTTTCAACTGACTCTGCAACAACTTTCTTAGAAGTTTTTACAGATTCATTTTTCTTTCCAAAGTATTTGGCCTGCTTGTCGCTCATGCCTTTCTTGCCAGCTGGCTTGTCATCGCTTTTTTCGCCAGCAGCTTTCTTCATCGGCTCTTTCTTGTCGCCGTCTTTGTCAATGTCTAGGAAGTCTGGCTTAGATCCTTCTGCCATCTTTTCTTTCTTAGCCATTTTCTTTTTCTTATCAGCAGCTTCATCTTTCTTAGCTTCAACCATCTTCATGAACTTGCTTTTAAATTCTGGTTCTACACTTTCTTTCTTGGCTTTCTTCTTTGGCTTGTCATCTTCGTCATCAGCTTCTTTTTCTTCA